ATGCCTAAACTATCACGCCAACTCACGATCACACAGTTTAAAAATTTAAAAGCCAAAGAGAAACCATATTTTGTCAGCGACGGCGATAATCTACTGATTAAAATAATGCCAAATGGGACAAAATTTTTTATGTATGAGTTTAGAGAAAACGGAAAACGGCACCGCCTAACTCTTGGGAAATACGATGAAATAAGCCTAAGCGAAGCAAGAGATAAAAGAAGTAAGCTAAGATCAAAACTCAATCAAGGCGAGAGCCTAACAAAAACAGTAGAAAAAACAAAATTTAAAGCAGTTTTTGAAGCGTGGTATAAAACAAAAAATAAGTTGAGTGAAAAGCAGCAGTTTTGGATGAAAAGGCGGTTTGAAACGTTGTTATTACCAAAACTTGGCGAGATGGACATTAAGGACATAAGCAGAAAAGACATAATAGCTGCCATTAGCCCCCTGCTCGAGGACGAAAAGCTAGAAACAGCTGACCGAGTGCTAAGTATATTAAGCGGCTTTTTCAAATATGCTCTATTACACGAGTATGTAGATCACAATATAATAGCGGATATTGACAAAAAGACACTACTAGGGCGTAGAGAAGTTAGGCATTTTGCCTACCTAAAAAACGATAATGAAATAAGAGCCGTATTAATGGCAATAAAAGAATATTTTGGGGATTTAAGGGTAAAAACTTGTGCGATATTTCAACTATACACCGCAGTAAGAGGGCAAAACGCTAGAAATGCTAAATGGTCGCAGATAGATTTTGAAAATTGCGTTTGGCATATCCCAGCAAGCGAGATGAAAACGGCAAAGCCTCACGAAGTGTTTTTGTCAAAAAGTGTTATAAATTTATTAAAAACATATCGTGAGCGCCTGCCGTTAAAAAGTGAGTTAATTTTTCCGTCCATAAAATCAAATGTTGCCCCACTAAGTGACAATACTATCCGCATAATGCTTAGAAATCTAGGCTTTAACAAAGAGATGGTAACTCCACACGGCTTTAGAGCCACGTTTAGCACGATAGCTAACGAAAACATAGATAAGCACGGCTGTAATAGTGATGTTATTGAGCTTTGCCTCGCACACGTTGAGAGCAACAAGGTTAAAGACGCATACAATCACGCCAAAAATTTAAAAGCTAGGGCTAGGCTTATGCAATGGTGGAGTGATTATTTAGATAGTTTGGGCGGCTTTGCCTGATTTGTAGGCACGTATAGATTTTAGAGAATAATAAATTACTCTAGAGTTTATTTTATTAGCGATTATTGCGCCTTGCTTTACCTTGTCGTAAAGTGATCGTGCAGAGATGCCTAACTCCTTTAAGGCTTCATCACGAGTAATAAATGTATCGCTCATTTCCTCTCCTTGATATAATCTTTCAAATCTCGCAATGCGTGCCATAAATAGCGGACGTCGCATTTAAATAAAAGAGCTTGTATTTGCTCAACTAGCTTTGTTTTTTCATTGTGTGCCTCGCAAAATGCCTCTAGGTTTGCAAGGGCTGCTAAATGTTTTTCTCTTTCTGGGCTACTCATCTAATAGCTCCTTGTTCTCGTGGATATTGCCAATAATAGAAGCTTCTTGATTAAAAGCAAAAAGGTCAAACTCTTCCGTACCTTCCACGATGCACCTAAACATTGCTAAATCATCAGCCCAATAAACTTCAGCAATTACATTATTACCCCAAGTGAGAATATCACCTGCGTAAATTCTTTTGCCGTCTTTGTCTTTTAAGCCAGTATCTTGCATAACATCATAAAAGTTGGGTAAATCTAGTATTATTCCAAAAGACGATATATTAACAGGGTAGCTATCATAGGTGTTCTCTGCGTCATATATCATTTTCTTTTCTTCTTTATCCCAAACTCTATATCTTGGTCTCATTAGTTATCCTTTTCAAATAAATCGTTAGCTCTACTTTCTAACAATGGTAATTCTACGAATAACCTATTAGCATAAGGCTTTAACTCTTCTTGAACAACTCTTAACTTAAGAGCATCGACTGCTTTAATAAACTCTTTACGATGATCCTTATTAACTAGAATAGAACGAAAGCTATAAGCACTCATTCGCTCATTTCTCATAAAGATAATGCAGTTATGCAATAAAAGAAACTCTTGTTTAACTATATCTGATAGCTCTTTATACAGATTAGGATACTTCACGAGATTATCTACAATCTCTTCAGAAACTGGAAGAGCGTGATAAACACGCTTAGATATATCTTCTTGTATGCTTTCTGTTCTATAAGTACTTGCATACCAACTATTTGATATGTATTGTTCAATTACTTCTCTAACTTCTTTTTCAAACATTTGTAATCTCCTTTAACTTAAACCCAAGGTTATACATAGGCTTCCAACTAAGCGTATCGTGCTGAACTCCAAACTCACTATCAGCCTCAGAAATAGTAAATCTCCTGTATGTAAGTAGTTTCCATGTTTTAGTAACATAGTCGTAAATCTCAAAATACCATAAGACATCCCTTACGTTGATAAAATCTTGTTCTGCTTCGTTCCTAGTATAAGAGCTTGTGTTATAGAAATCGTAAAAGTTCTCTTTTACTCCTATAACTTTATATATTACAGGACCTACTTTATTTTCATCCATTTTAAAAACAAGATTATCTCCAACGTTAAACTTAGCAGTTGCTTTAGTAGGCTTTATTCTATATTTACCCTCTTCTAAATCCCATATATTATGTATTTTATCAAACCAGTTATTATGGAATTTACTAAAGTACTCTATGGGCTTACCCTCTGCATAAGCCTTAATAACTTCTATCTTTTCTTCTAGTGTCATCATCATATACCCTTTTAAATATTCTCAATATAAAAATAAGCCAGCGTTTGGCTATCCTCTGCCTCTTTGCGATATTTTGTATCACAACTCTTGTTTGATATATAAGCTATTTTTCCTTTGTTTTCCGCATAAAAATCTGCTAGTATCGGCGCTAATCTTTGCCCCTTGCGCTCATTTGGTGCTAACCTCAAATAAAGCAGATCACAAGCTAGTTGTGGAGCTGTCGTGCTAAAGCTCTTTTTGGCAATACTCGCCTTGTTATCCAAAGCGTTTATTTGGGTTTCTATCCGCCTTTTAAAGGAGTGATAGTGTCCGACTATTGGCGTCATCGCCTCGATCAGCTCATCGATAAATTTGCTCGCTTTTTTGTTTATAAATAATCCTAGCTTTTCAGTGCTATCCATTTGCAAAAAGCTATACGCCATAACGAAAATGGCGGCGTCTTTTAGCTCAGCCGTTGTCATCGCTACCCTTTACATCAAGACTAGGACTAAATGCATCTTTTCCTTTAACCCTATATTTAAACCTGCTAAAATCAAACTCTGGGCTAAGCAAATTCCCCCAAAACCCCTCAACAACACTATCGATATTTGTATATTCAATATCCTCACCGTTATCATAAGCTCGGATAACTTCAATTTTTTCTTTAGTTGTCATTTATTGCCCCATTTAAGTTTTTGCCTTTTAATATTTGTAGCACGTCTTGCTTTGAAAATTTAGAGCTTGGACTTAGCTCGATTTTACTAAGCCAATAGCGGTCTAGTTTTTCGCCGTAGTATTTCATGGCTTTATCAAAATTCATACGAGGCGGCAGCCGTACGCCTATCACAAAAACGCCATTTTTCATTTGCATTTTTTCTTTGCCTCTTACTATTGCCTCGCCGTAAGTCATAACCGCCCCTTAAAATGGTATTTCGTTAGTGCCGTCGTCTATCTCATCGCTATCATATTCAGGATATTGTGGCTCGCTATATTGCTGGCGTTGAGGCTGTTTTTGCTGATGCGGTTTCTTAGGCGCTCCTTGCTGATAGCCTTGATTGTTTTGTTTTGCGTCGCCTAGCATTTCCATACTTTCAACGGCGATTGAGTGTTTTGAGCGATTTTGCCCGTTATTGTCTTGCCATTGCTCAAACTTCAAATATCCTTCAACGGCTAGCTTTGAGCCTTTGCCTAGATACTGGTTTGCTATCTCTGCTTGCTTGCCAAAAAACGTGATGTCAATAAAACACGTTTCTTCTCTTTTCTCGCCATTTAACGTGTATTTTCTAGTTACAGCAATAGCAGTTTTGCCTATCGCCATTTGGCTTTGTGTATATCTTAGCTCTATATCACGAGCTAAGTGGCCTATCATAATTACTTTATTCATTTTTTACCCCTCGACTTTTTCTAATAGGGCATCTATGCTACTCGGATCACTTAAGTATGCTTCAGCTTCTTCAATACTTAGCCTCTCGACTAATTTTTCAGCCTCTGTTTCACTTGCGCCTCGTTTCACTAGCTCGCTTTGTAATAGGTCGTGAGGCATTGGCTCAACTGTCAACTTTTCGTTTACAGTTGCGATTTCAACTTCAAGGGGCGCAGCTTCAATGTATTCAGTTTGTGAATTTTTTGCACCAACTGAGCTGTTTGGTTTTTCCGAACTATTCAAAAGCTCGTTTAGTCCAGCTTTTGGCGCTTGAGTAGTTTCTTGTTTTGTGATAGGCTCGTCCTCTGCGCTCACGGCTTCGGCTAGGCGATCATTTATCGGCAAGCGTGAGGCTACATATTTAAGAGCTTTAGCCTTATACATTTCCTCTGCCCAGTCTAGCCATATATATTCAAGCTTGTCTTTTTTGCTTTGGTTTTGGCTTTTTAAGCGTAGTTTTTCAAGTTTTTTCTTGCTGACAAACTCACTAAAGACATTATCGCTACTATCTTTGGCATATACGATCACGCCTACCAAGTGGGTAAATACCCAGTCGCCGTCATCGTCGCTTCGTTCGTCATAATTTGGCGCAAAGTGTATCTTGTCATCAAGCCCGTTAAACTCTAGGCTAAAATCATCACAATCATAGACGGCTACTGCTCTAAATTTCCAGCCGTTTTTCATACCTAAACTAATAAGCCCTTTGTAGCCTATTTGAAGTTGTGCGGTTTCGCCACCATTTTTTAGCTTAAATGGTACTACGTAAGCTTGTCCGAAAAGCTTATTTGGGTTTAGCCCTATTTGCACTATCTGCATAGCTGTATTTACTATGCTTTCAACGCTACAATTCCTTAGACCATAATCGTTCGCCATATTTGCGATAGCACTGGCAAATACGCTAGCTTTTGCCTTGTCATTGCCTACTATGGTTGAGATTTGGCTCATTTTAGAGCCGACTAACGCCCTTGCATCTTGTTCTCTAGTTTGTATTTGGTTCATTTTTTTATCCTTTCAAAATTTCATTTTGTTCCATAAAAAAGCGGTCGTCGTTCGCCACGTATGCTTCGACCGCGCCTATTGCCGTATAGACGTGTTCTAGTTGTTCTTTCGTCTGCTGCAACGCTCTAAATGTCCTCAATTCCTTATCCCTTTTTTCATTCTCTAGTTTTATGCTCTTCTTTCTGTAAAAATCCCGCTCTTTCCTCGCGTGTTCTAGTAGTGTTTTTAAGGTTTCATATCTAGGTTCGCCGTTTTTAGGTTTAAATTCGGCTAGCTCGTTTTTTAAACTAGCGATAACGGCGTTGTATTGAGAAATTTGGGATTTGTAGCCGTTGATTTGATTTTGGCGGTCTTTAGCGTCTTTGATAGCGCAAGCCTCGAGGGAATTTACCTTATCGGCTAGTTCTAGGTTTAGTGCTCTAGTTTGGGCGTATTCCTGCGCCTGCTTTAGGATTATTTTTTCTAGCTCTTGCTCCGCCCAAAGCCTAAAGTATTTAGCCTCTTTGCTTCTGATAAACATGCCCAGCTTGATGATGCCACGCAAAGTCCATTTGGTAGCCGTCTTTCTAAATTTATTTGTCTCGACGATAAAATGAATACCCTCAACGATTTCGTCTGTGTGCTCGCGCTTGTGGTCTCTGATGTTGGTTTCAGAAGTGCCATAACGCTTGGCGACGTATTCGGTAGTGAATGTTTGGAAATTTAGAATTTCAACTTGCGAAGTGCCGTTCTCAAAAAATGAGTTCATAGTAAAAATCCTTTCAAAATTGATTTTAAATCATCTTTTGACAGAATTATACTATTTTAAATAATAAAAGTCAAGTATTTTTTTATTGTAGATAATGTTTTTTTAAAAAAAGTTTATTTAAAATCAGAGCGACGGAATTTCCGTCTCTCTAAATTTCGTTTAGCAGCTCCTTAAATGCCGTAAGCTTGGCAATTTTTTCTTTTAGGTGCTTATTTTCTAGCATAAGCTCTAAAAGGTATTGATACGTCGGCGGCACTTCTCCTTTGCTTACCCACTGCGCAGGCGTGCCGGGATTTACCTTAATAATCTCCGCCAACTCTCTTTGAGTTATGCCTAGCTCTTTACATACACGCTTAACTATGTTTTGCTTCTCAAAATGCCACTCTACCACATAAAGCTCATCCCCGTTTTCGGTTTTAAGCACTATATGCCTACCGCCGCTCTTAGACGGACTAATAGGTGACCCGTATAGTGCCGAAACCTTTTGCGTTAGCTCTTTTTCTAGCTCTGTGTAATTTGAGTATTTTGGCTCCGTATCTAACTTTATTTTATCGACATATTTGCCAGATACAATTACTACATGGTCTATTTCGTTGTCATAATATATTTCTTTTTCGTCTGCCATTATTAATCCTTTTTTTAGTCTAAATCTCTTTTGTAATTTTTAATCTTGTCGTATATTGTATATTTCGTATAGCTTAGCTGGTAAAAAAAGTCTTTTATTGAGTGCAAGTCATTATCCTCAAAAGAATACACCTCTCCATCACTTGCTACCCCAAGCCCACGCCCAGTCATCTCTCTATAAAAATCAGCCGCTTCATGTAAGCTTCTATTATATTCTCTCTCGTCGTTCCATTTATAATTATAGGCATCAGCTCTTGCTACTATATCCTTAGCCAAACATTCTTTGCTAATGTTTATACTAATTTCGTTAAAGACAAAAAAGAACAAACATATAGCAAAAGGAGATAAGGCTGTATATATGTAAAATTTTTTCATGTGATTATTTTGCAGTTTATTTTTGATAGATCGAAAGAGAGCTTTTATTAAAAAAACCACAAACATTAACGCCCCAATAGCCAAAGCAAAAGGCAACGCAACTATGCCCAAATAAATTATACCTGCTACAATCAGCACGGTAACAACAAGGAGAAATAGATCTGGCACTACAAAAAGGAGAGCAATAATAATACATATTCCGAATAGTTCCATGCGCATTGCCTTTTATACAAATTTTCAAATTTTATTTAAAGATTTTTAAAATAAACTTTTCTTTAAATCTACGCTATATTTTCGTAAAATTTCCACGCTGGCAAGCTCAAAGTTTGCACCGCCTCTATCTTGTCGCCGTCTTTTTTTGCATAGCCCCACCACTCGTCACGCTCATGGCAATATTTGTAAAGCTCTAGTAATTCAAGATATGTTTTTCGCCCTTGCTCTATCGCTGCGGCATCAAGCTCATAAAAGCCTACAAAATAAGGGGCTTTCGTTTCAACGGCGATAAACAAGAAATAATTTACTTCTTTGCCTAAACTTCTTAAAATATCGCTGTAAAACGCTGCTTGCACGTGGTAATTAAAACTAGCGACCGATCTAGCAAAGCCGGTAGCCGAAGCGTCAGAAGTTGTTTTTAAGTCAATTATTGCACCCATTTTCTCATTATAAAAATCAGGGCGACATTTTACCGCAACGCCGTTTATCTCACTAAAATAGCTTTGTTCAGCCAGTCCGTCTTTTAAAAATACAGCTGTTTCACGCATAGAATTAACCGAGTTTGCTATTTCTACGGCTGAGCCAAAAGTATCAATATCAAGCGAGGTTTTATCGCCTAAATTTTCTAAAAAATCGTTGTAGATCGCTTTGCCCTCTTTGGTGCGTTTATCAACGTCAGGCTCTACGCAAAACTCATTTGAAAAATCTTTTGGCTCTAATACTAACTTATGCACCGCAGAGCCTAGAAGCAAAGCTTTTGTAGGCTCACTCCTAAGCTCGTTTTTCATTTTTAAGTGCAAAGGGCTACGTGCAAGTAGGTCGAGGTCACTCTTTGATATTTCAGGGCGTGCGTGGTATTCTTTATTTGTTAGCATTTTTATCCTTTTTTTTAACATATTTATCTTTTATGTTAAAAATTTTTCAATTTTTTAACAATTTCTAAAAACTCGCCGACAGTCATACCTGGCTCATAAAAAAATTCAACAAGCCTCATCAGAATATAAGAGCGCATCTCTTTCAGCCTCCTCTCGTAGTTTTTTCAGCGTTTGTTTGTAGGTAGTTGTATAGCTTAAGACTGCCTCGTTGCTCATTTCAGCTTCAACGCATAACACATAAATCAAGGCTGCGTAGGCGAAAAAGTCTTTTTTGCAATGCTCGATTAAAAGATCAACTATTTCTCCGCTGTTTTCGCCAAGGGAGTTTTTAAATGTGTAGTGATGGCGGCTATATACAGCTTTAATGTCAGTTATTAGCTCGTCGTATTCTTTATCTAAATTTATGTGCGCCACATCGCTTTCGGCACATGCCAAATCATAGCTCAAACTCATTTTTAGCCCCTTTTGATTTTTAGATAGGCGATATTCTTTATCTCGCCGCCATTACTGAAAACTATGCGAAAAAATCTAATTATCTTTTTCATTTTTAAGCTCCTTAAACTATCTCATAAACATACTCAGCTTTAAAGCTGGCTAGTTGTTTTTTGCTTAGTTTTACCGGATTTAGTTTTTTATCTTTTACCGCTAGCAACATAAGCGCATCTTTGTGGATATAAAGCACTAGCCCTAATGTGTCAAAATAAACCTCGCAGGTGTAAAAATTTGGCTCTCTTGTAGAGTATCTAGTGCATCCGTCAAACGTTACTTTTAAAATTTTTTGCTTGTTTCTCATCTCAAGCTCCTTTTTCTAATAGAAACCTTGCTCGCCACCGCCGACTGAAAGATGTTAAAAATTAATTTAGCTTGCAAAAGCAACTTTAAAGGAAATTTTTTTATATGAAAAATGTTAGAGGCTTTCGCCTACTCCAAGCAAGCAAGGCTTTTATTAGAAAAAGTGGTGTTTTTCGTTTTATTAATAACCCTGTGAAAACTATCCTAAACCAGGGCTGGTGCTGAGTGATAGATTTTCGCCCTATCACTGACGCTTCAGATTGAAACGTGATTAACCTGCAACTCGCAGGAGGCTCACTCTGTCAGCTTTCGCTTGAAGCCTATCTACTTTTTGTTTCGATGAGAGAATGTTAATATTATTTACATTATAAAAAGCTTAAAGATGTTAATATATTTTACATTTTTTAAAAAAAAGATAGTTGTTTTTAAAAATAGGCTGGGGTATAATTAACAAAATTACTTTAAAGGAGATGTAATGTCAGTAAGGATTAGCAAAAGCATAATGGGGATAAGGTTTTCTACAAATTTGCTTTCAGATACAAGTCTAAAAGAAAGACGACCGACACAAGCAGAATTAGCCGCTGAAGATAAAGAAAAATTTTTAAAAAAAATATCAGATGTTTGTAATAATAGTTGGTTGCCTTTTTTGGAGGAGTGCGGATATACAAAACAAGCTATTTTATATGCACTTAATAATGGGGGCGAAGTTACTGATTTTTTAGCAGACGAGGAAAACCAAAGTATTTTTTTGAGCCTCTTTGACCAAAAACAAGAGTTAGAAACACTGCTTAATAAAGTAAAATTTTCAAACGTCCTTACTGCAAAAAAACGCGAGGAAATGACGGAAGTAGTATTTAAAATTTATGATTTAATTAATACAGCAAAAAGGATTTATTCTGATGAGAGTATATTAAAAATTATAGCAGAACGAAAAAATAAGCCTTATGATGTAGTTTTAAAAGAAAAGAACAAGACAAAACTCTACACTACACCAAAATTACCATTAGGAAAGAAGATTTTTTATTTTTTTGCATTTCTTATATCTGGGGTATTTTGCCTTGCGGGGGCAACTGCATATATAAAAAATATTGATAGCCCAAATAACGAAAATGGCACAGGGTTGTTTTTTGTAATTTTTATGTCTTTGCCACTTATAGCGGCAATTCTTTCATATAGAAAGGCAAAAAGGGGCTAGTATTCTGCTTTTTATGCCTCCACTCCCACGGCGGAGTAGGATCACTGCTCTGCCAAAGCCCTCGTTTATTCTCACGAGCCAGCTTTTCTTGACCTGCATATATTCTCGAGTATTTCACGTAAGCCCAAGCGTAGCCGTTTAATACCATTTGAGCGTTTATATCTTGCCCTTTATAGTGAATGATACCTAGTGTGCGTTTATATCTATCTTTGCCGTTTTTCTCGACTTCTACGACTTCGCCGACTATCAAATTTGCCAAAAACTGCTTTGATTTTTTGCCGTAGGGTTGTTTCAATTCGGGCGCGTCAATGCCAAAAAGCCTTACTTTGATTTGCTGCTTATTTTGTAATACCGTGATCGTGTCGCCGTCGTGGACGGAAACGACCTTAACGATTAGAGCTAAAGCTGATGTTGGCGGTATTAACGTTAATAGTAGAGTTGCTATCGTATTTTTTATAAATACTTTCATGTGGTATAGATACTGCTAAAAGCACCAATATTAGTATTATCGCAGCCAAATTAAAATATGAAATATGCGGGTCTAATGCGCTATTATTTTCATTATTTCTTATTATGCTTTTTACAAAACTAAACAAAAATAATAAAATATTTGTTATAAAAAAACCTATCGTGATAGATATAAGTAAGAGCTTATAAATACTTGCTTTGTCTATGTTTTGTAAAACGGAATTGGAAAAAACTAGCCCACTTACGAAAGCGAGAATAATAGCAGCAAATATACCAAGTATCGTTATATAATCTTTTTGCATACCGTTGAGCTTATCGGTCGCTTTATCAGCATTGTCGCTAGCGGTTTTAGCTAAAGACATCGCGCTTCTTAGCTCTTTCATTGTAGTAGCATTGTTTGCATCGCCTTTGTTTTCTATCCCACGCATATAATTTATTTGTAGAATTTCTAGAGTCACGTGATCATATAATTTGTCAAAGCATTTTCTAAAATCGCCATTGTATTTACTATGGTTGTTTTTAACGTATTCTGCTGTCTCGTTCATTGACTGCAATAAATCGGCGGTATCGAGCGTTTGGTGCTTATCTATGGCAGATATTATAAGAAAGAGTTTTGAATATTGATGTCTAAAGTCGCCTTGATAAATTTCTTTCAGTCGTTTAATATTAATGTTAATTAGTCTATTTGTGCTGCTTTTTGTTTTTCTCTTGGAAAAAGAGCATAAAACGTTTTTTACGACTATATGCTCCTTATCTAAAGAGTCCTCTAACTCAGAAAGCATTTTCATGTATTAGATCTTTACTAATAACGTCGCCAAAGCCTTCCCCGTCTTTAAAAATCAAATCCCAAGCCTTGCCTTTTTTGTGCGTGTTATCTACCATGCTCCAGACATTCATATCGCGCTTATCGACTATAATATCATTTAGCATATCAATCTCGTCTTTACTCATTTCGCTCAAAATTTTATCATAGTCTTTATAATCGGCGCCTATTCTAAACGCCCCCATATGAGAATATTCATAGTAAACGACAGGTATAACTGGTCCAAACTTCCAAGCCTCAAAATCATCATCAAATAGAGGTTTCCCATAGTTTGTTAAAAACTCATATTGTATATAATAGAGCATTTTTTGAAGCTGTAAATTACTTATAGGCTGACCATCTTTGTTGCTTTTTGTCAATATGTATCTTGCCACATCCATCGCTTTCATTTTTTGCTCCTTTCGATAAAAAAATCAATGAAATTATATTAAATTTTTAAGACATTTTGCGTCTAATTATGGTTTAAAAGTATAAAATTTTAAAAGAACTGTTAAAGAAATCGTGAATTATATCAAAAAAATAACTATTTTTGTACATATTTTAGCAAAAAATATACCATATTGAGCTGAAATTGATCTGTTCTTTAAAAGTAGGCTTGATACGATACCCACTTTTTCAGATCAAGCCTTCTCCTAAAACATCTTTGAACTCGTGGAGTAGCAAACGAATACGCGAGGGCTATCTTATGCCCTGATCGTCGAATACTAGCCCCTTATAAAACTTTATTTTTATGTTAATATCATTTGTTGTTTTATTCTTTTACTCCCTCACCCCTATAATTTCGTTTTTGCGCCGTTAACCAAATTTTTCATCCATAATTTTTTCTGCATCATAATAGCTAAGCCTATCCTCAGAATAAAACATATACATATCACAATATTCGTTATGATAAAATTTCCCAATTTTTGTAACTTTGATTATAGGTAGATTAAATTTGGCACAAAGGCTGTTAAAGCCAAGAGAGTTGGCTGTAGCTCTATGATTTATAAAAAAAATAACCATTTTTAACCAACTCGTTATATTTGTTTTTAAATTCTTTTTCTGTCATTTTATGCCTCTTTGTGGCTACCAAAACACCCTTACTTTATCCCATAATCCTCAAACGTTAGACCTTTATATACTTCACAATGGACTTTGCCGCAGACCTTGCCAAGTATCTCACACTCGTAACCCTCTTTATGTGGGTATATATCGCTATATTTTGGATTTAGGCTGATTAGCTTTATTTTATTCTGTGGCAAAAACTCAACCCTTTTGATATAGACTACGTCGTCCATTCTGACGATATAAACGCCAGCGATACGCACAAAATTATCTCTACCTGCTACCATATCAGCAATAGCCCAGTCGCCCTCGTAGAAATCAGGCTCCATGCTATCGCCTACTACTTCGAAAATGCGTAAATTTTTGGTATCAAGCCCTTTTAAAAAAGCTTTATCGACGGCGATCTTGCGCTCGTCTTTTTGGAGCATAGCGAGATCATAAACGCCCTCGCTACCTGCGCCTATACGCATTTCGGCCTTTGGAATAAACAACATATTTCTAGGGGCATAGTCTTGTGGAATAAAGTCGGCATATTGTGAAAAATTAGTTTTTAGCTCTTTTTTTACTACACCAGCACGTTTTGCATACTCATCCTCAAAAAAATAAAGCATATCAACATCGCAGGCGCTGGCAATTTTTTCGAGTGTTTCCGTCTTTGGCTTTGCAAGATCATTTTCATATTGAGTTATAGACTCACGTCTTACTTCTACTATTTGAGATAATTGTAATTGTGTTAGCTTTTTTGCTTGTCTTGCTTTTTTGATTTTACCACCAAGTGTCATTTTTCTAACCTTTCCTAAAATGTAAATAATACTCAATAAAATGTTAAAAATATTTACATATTTAAGCTTCTTATAATGTAAATTTTTTTAACATAAGCCTATGAAAACAAAAAAATAAAATTAATCGACGTTGCCAAAGCAACAAATAAAACCCACGCGTCAGTCAGTTTTTGGCTAAGCGGAGGCTCAAAGCCAACTATAACCGACGTTGAAATTATGGATAAGCAGTTTGGTATTCCGCCTAACGCTTGGTATGACATAACTTCATATGTCGTAAATAATAGCAAACGTTTTGGCAATCTTAAAATATTACGAAAGGCTCACAATGGTAACGCCTAAGTATGATATTAGCAAGGCATTCAAATTGTCTAATCAAAACATCGCAAATATCGTAAAAATACAAAATAGAAAGGGATTTAGAAACGATAGCGAAGTTATTAGATTTTGTCTTGATATGGTCAGCGTTTTGATCGACAAAGAATTAGAAACACAAGTAATCGCCAAGCTTTTGGAAAGCTCCGCAAACGAGAAAGGATAACAAATGGTAGCGAGTAATAGCCTAGAGGCATATAACAAACTAAAACCAGAGCTAAGCGGCAAACGTAGAGCCGTATATGAGATGTTTTGCCAGCACAAAGAGGGTGCGACAAGGCAAGAGATAGCACGCTGGTACAACGTAGCAATAAATAGCGTCTGCGGCCGTGTTAATGAGCTAGTGGCGCGCGGCTTCCTGATAGAGATCGGATCAAAAAAGGACGCAATAAGCGGATGTAGCACGTCAATACTCAAACCCACTGAAAGGATAGCGTGATGAGCAATCAAATGTTTTTTATGCTTGTTATTTGTGCGCTACTAGTGCTAGACGCATTTATTGAAACGTGGAAGGGCTTTAAATGAGTATAAGAATAATGAGCCAAGTTTGGAATATGGAAATCGACGACAGCACTACAAAACTAACGCTTATGGCACTAGCTGACTTTTCAGATGATGAGGGGTATTGCTACCCTAGCTATGAAGTTTTAGCTAAAAAAATATCAAAATCAAAAAGAACAGCAATAAGAGCAGTTGAAAAACTAACCGAGCTTGGATTTTTGCAAAAAGAAAAAAGAGAATTAAAAGACGGAACAAGCAGTGCAAATCTATACAAAATTTTAAGTGAAAAGGATAGGGTGACACAGACGCACCCTAGGGTGACAAACGAAAAAGAGAGGGTGACAAGTATGACACTACCTAGTGACACAGATGACACCCCTAGGGTGACAAGTATGACACCGTGTAGTGACAAGGGTGTCACCCCTATTAATATAACCACCAATAGAACCGTCAGTAGAACCATCAAAGAACCGTCAATTAACCCCCTACCCCCTAAGGGTGTTTCGCTACCTGACTTCATTGATCCAAATCTTTGGCAAGAATATCTAGCCTACAAAAAAGAGCGCAGAGAAAAACTAAGCACTAAGGGTATCGAGATGAAATTTAGCGAGTGGGCTAAATGGGACGCCGAAGGCATAGACGTCAATGAGTGCCTTAGAGAAGCAATGCGTAACGAGTGGCAAGGGGTATTTCCGCCAAAGCCAACCTACAAAGCAAAGGCGACTAATAGCACGCAAGGCGTAAGTGATGATAACCCTCACGGACTAAAACAAGGCACGCTAAAAACAATGGCGGCTTTTAAGGAGCTGGCTAAAGAAATGATAAAAAATGGGCGAAGTGACTTAGTAGGAGATTTTCAATGACGATACAAGAATTTTACGGCGTATTTATGCCAACAGTGGAGTATTACGGAGCGAATTTAAGTAAAGCCGTGATCGCGCTTTATTTTGAGGACTTAATGGACTATGAGGCGAGCGAATTAGCTGCGGCGCTAAAACTAGTTAGGCAAACGCGAAAATATCCTACGATGCCTACGTCTGCGGAAATTTTAGAAGCACTTAACGGGGACGATGGCGACAAAGCGCAAAAAGCGTTAGACGAACTAGCTTACGCGATAAGACGCTACGGACCTTATCGTAGTGTTTGCTTTAAAGACGGAGCGATAATGTCAGTAGTGCGTGCTAGGGGTGGCTGGATAAAGGTTTGCAACCTAGAAGGGCAAGACTGGGAGAATTTTAAAAAGCGGGACTTTGCCAAGCTCTACAAAATATACGCAAAAACCCCGCAAATTTGTCCTGACTATTTAATCGGCGAGAGCGAGGCGAATAACAGCTTTAATGGCGTAGGCGGAAATGAGCCAGTATATTTTATCGGCGGAGATAACGACGGCAAATTTATGGGCGTGGCTAAATTTAAAGCCCTAACTGAGCAAAAATCGCCCATTAAAGCGATATTAACGGGTGTGATAAAAAGGATTGGCGCGTAATGAAAGCCATATATATCACAATAGCCGAAAGTGGAGCTAACATAATCGCAAAAGTAGCAGACGAAAACAAAAAGATACTTGATAGCTTTGAGATAAGCCGTAAGGACGCAAGCGGTGTGCTTGAAGTAATGAGAAAGTGGAACGAGAAGCACAAGGACGAAAAGGAGATTAGCCTTGATATATAACTCTGCCCCTTTGCCTTTTCAAGGGCAAAAAAGAAACTTTATTAAGCATTTTAGGGAGCTAATAAAAGACGAATTTAGAGCACACCGAAATGGAATTTTTATTGATGCCTTTGGTGGCTCTGGACTACTTAGCCATAATATAAAGCAAATTTATCCTAACGCAAGGGTAATTTACAATGACTACGATAATTACAGCGAAAGGCTAGCAAACATAGAGGCAACAAACGAGATTTTACGATCGATAGCACCTATCACAGAAAAATATAAAAAAAATGAAAAAGTAAGTGAAGAGGATAGAGAAAAAATTATAAAAATCATAGATGAGTATATAAAAAGAGGATATTTCATCGACTGGCTAACACTTAGCTCAAGGCTTCTTTTTGGAGGTAAATACTGCCACAATGAGTCTGAGCTTAAAAAAGAAAAGACGTTTTTTATAACCAGCCAAAATACGCCTTTATATCAAGCAAATGGATATTTGAGGGGCGTTGAGATAATACGTAAAGATGCAATGAAGCTAATAAAAGAATTTGAAAATGAAGACGTTGTATTGATTTTAGACCCACCATATTTACAAACAAACAAAGCAGGCTATAAGTGCTTTTGGGGATTAAGAGATTTTTTAAAGTTAATTAGGCTAGTGCGCGAGCCGTTTATATTTTTTTCAAGCGAGAATAGCGACATATTGCCATACATAGACGACCGTGTAGAGTGTGGCGATGAAGTTTTTAAAGGATATAGCCTAAAGCAAGCAATTTTAACTAATGGGCAAGCGAAGACCGATTATATGATCTATAAGAGCGGAGTAAGGGGGCTATTTTGACAAACGAATATAGTGTAAAAGCCATAAGAGAGCATTTTAAGGCAAATGGCATCTTTTATACTCCGCCAGAGCTTAGTAAGATGCTTAAGGAGATAGTCGAAAAAGAGGTAAGCGATATAAAAGAGGTTTATGACCCAACTTGTGGTCGTGGTGCATTGCTAAGCGTCTTTGGTGACGATGTGGTTAAATATGGTCAAGATATAAACGCCAGCGAGGTTGAAGTCGCTAAAAATAGCTTAGTAAATTTTAATGGCGTTATTGGAGATACTTTAAAAGAGCCAGCATTTTTAGGCAAAAAGTTTAAAGCCATCGTAGCAAACCCACCTTTTAGCATCCCTTGGGATAGCGAAAGCGTCTTTTTTGATGAGAGATTTGCAGGTTATGCATTAGCACCAAAGAGTAAAGCCGACTATGCCTTTAACTTTCATATACTCCACTACCTTTCAGATGATGGATGTGCGGCGGTTATAAATTCCCCTGGTGTTTTATATCGTGGCAATAGCGAGGGCAAGATAAGAAAGGCTCTAGTTGAAAATAACCTCATAAACGAAGTTATCTTAATCCCTGGTGGATATTTTGATGATACAAGTGTAGCTACCTGCGTCATCGTCTATAAGAAAAACAAGCAAGATACGAACATAATTTTTACAGACAAGGAGCTAAATTTAAGCACAAGTGTGAGCTTTGAGGAGGTTGCAAAAAATGATTTTAACCTTAGCGTAAGTCAGTATGTTTTTGTAGAAAAAGTAAAGCCACCATTTGACGCAGTAGCTACTGAGCTACAAGCAAGGGCGGACTTTATCGCAAATATGAAAAAAGAGCTTGGGTTTTCAAAACTAGTATGTGACTTTGAGGGGATAAACTTTGAAGAGTTTCCTAGGCAGATCATTCAGACGGCTCAGAGCTATATAGGGGGGCATTAATGCGATTAACTAAAAGCAAAAATAGAGCCTACCAACTAAGACTACTTGAAGCGTACCCACTTTGTCAAATATGCGAGAAACAACAAAGCATAGAGTGCCACCATGTACGCTATGGTAGATTTGGAGCAGATAAGGACGACAGCAAGCAAATAGCCGTTTGTAGAGAGTGTCATCAATGGTGCCACGCACACAAACACGAAAGCATAGAAAAATACGAGGAGGTAGCAGATGAGAATTGGCAACGTTTCGGTGAATGTTAGGAATAAATACCACAACCGCAAGACCAAAGGCTTTGATAGTGCCAAAGAGTGGCGACGTAATCAAGAACTAGAAACCTTGCAACGAGCTGGCGAGATAAGCGAACTAAACCGCCAAGTGCCCTTTGTGTTAATGCCTAGCTACACCATAGCAGACGAAACAACAAAGCAAGGCTTTAGAACGATACGTGAGATCAGATACATGGCAGATTTTACGTACCGCTTGAAAAATGGCAAGCGGATAATAGAGGATGTAAAGGGAATGCAGACGGAAGTTTTTAAAATCAAGCGAAAACTACTAGAGAGAAAAATAGCCCTTGGAGTGATAGAGGGTGAGTTTAGGATTTATTAGAAAAATGGATTTGCCTAATTTAAAACATTTAGATGTATTTTATGCCGTGCTTGATAAGTTTTACCCAGACTGGGAAAAGAGAGAGGATCACTATTATTTAACGGAAATTTCGTTTTTAATAAGGGAAGTATTAAATAGCCCCTATACGGACGAAACCGTTATTAATAATCTAAGAGTAAGCGAGGTAAAGAAATACCAAAACGAGCTTAACACGCTATTAAATACGCCTAAAGAATTTTTGGATTGGGTGCTAAAGCATAGAATGACAGCAAGTAGGCGAAAGATGTGCCAAAGCAAATTTATAAAGCCTAAACGCAAATATAAAAAGAAAAAATATCAACAACCGACTTTATTTTAAGGGGTAGATGGTGGGGAAATTAACCAACAAGATAAAAGAGCAAATAATAGCTGATTATAAAGCAGGGGTAAGCCAAAACCAACTAGCAAAAAACTACAAGCTAAGCCCAGCAACTATTAATAAGCTATGCAAGAATATCCCTCAAGAAAATATCGAAATAGTGAATACTTTAGTGAATACTGCGATAGCGACGAATAGGGCATTAGAGGGGAAAAGCCAAATAGAAGTGAATAGTATAGAGCGAATAGTAGATGAAAAAACAAGGCATTTACTATATTTTCAGAACGCAGCGCTTAGAAATCAAAAAATAGCCGATGAGATGCTAGAGATGAGCGATAAGATAGCAGACGTTGAAGCTCATAGCAGGATAACCGCTAGAAATAAAGAGACCATATTTGGCAAAGAGCCACAAACGATTATCAACAACACCAACGCACAGCAAACTGAAGTAACCGAAATTAGGCGAACAATAGTAAAGCTTGATAAATGATAATTGATTTAAACACCGCCCCTATATTTGAGCCACTATTGGAAAATAAAAGATACAAAGGGGCTAAAGGCGGACGTGGTAGTGGTAAAAGCCACTTTTTTGCCGAGTGTATAATCGAAACAATGCTAATCAACCCAGACGCTCGCATAGTTTGTATAAGGGAAATACAACGATCGCTAAAATTTTCATCAAAAGCCCTAATAGAAAGCAAGATAAACAGCTTAGGGGTGAGTGAATATTTTGAGATAACACTAACCGAGATCAGAGCTAAGCGTGGCAATGGGTTAATAATTTTTCAAGGCATGCAAGACCATACAGCCGATAGTATAAAATCACTAGAGGGCTTTGATATTGCGTGGGTGGAGGAAGCACAAAACCTAAGCAAGCGAAGCCTAGAGCTTTTACGTCCGACTATACGCAAAGAAAACTCAGAGCTTTGGTTTAGCTGGAACCCTGAAAACGAAACGGACGCAGTGGATAGCTTTTTTAAGCAAATGCAAGAGAATGGCGCGACGGATTTTGTCTTGGTTACGGCAAATTTTAGCGATAACCCATTTTTGCCAACCGAACTATTTAACGAGCAGGAATACGATCGCAGGTATAATCCCAGCACCTACGAGCATATTTGGCTAGGGGGCTACAACACAAAGAGCGACGCACTTATTTTCAAGGGCAAATTTAGAGTGAAGAGCTTTAACACGGACGGATTAGGCAATCCTTATCACGGCTTAGACTTCGGCTTTGCTAACGATCCGACCGCAGCGATAAGGTGCTATATACACGACCGCAAACTTTATATAAGCCACGAAGCTGGAGCGGTAGGGTTAGAGCTTGATTACACGGCGGAGTTTTTAAAAGATCGGATCAAGGATATACACAAATACGTAATAAGAGCCGATAACGCACGCCCTGAAAGTATAAGCTATTTAAAAAGGCACGGACTAAGTATGATAACGCCGACAATAAAAGGTAAAGGCAGCATAGAGGACGGCATAGAGTTTATACGCAGTTTTGAAGCAATCATAATACACGAGCGCTGCGTAGAAACGGCACGAGAATTTAGACTATACAGCTACAAAACCGATCCACATAGTGGCGATATATTGCCACAAATACTAGATGAAAATAACCACTACATAGACGCATTACGTTACGCCCTAGAGCCACTAATAAAAAGCAAAACAACAATTTGGGGGCACATTACAAGCCGAAGCTAACACCCAAAAACGCCTTATTATTAATCAAAAATAAAAGGCGGAATAATGGGGCAAAAAATAACCGATAGCTTAGAAAATCTAGTAACTAAAATGGGGCAAATGACGGCGAATAGAGATTATACGCCATTATTAGTCACAAACACACAGCTTTTAAACGCTTACAACAATGGTTGGATAGCTAAACGTTATATTAAAAAGACCATAGGCGATATGCTAAAAATGGGGCGCGAAATCGACTGGGACGATATAGACGAGGAGCGCAAAAAAGAGTATTACGACGCTTGTAATAAGCTAGAAATTGAGGGCGTTATTAAAGACCTGCTTTTTAACGTTTTACTATACGGCGAGGCGGCGATATTAGCCGTAACGGACGCAAGCGAGGAAACCTATCAACTCCCATTAATGCCTAATGAAACAATTAAGCAATTTATCGTTTTTGGTAAGGGCGAATTTAAAGCAAGAAATTCAGAACACAAATTTAACCGACCTAGCCTTTATGATGTAAAAGGAGTTAAGACACACGTTAGCCGTCTTTGTATAGTGCAAGGGGGAATAAAAAGCTATGGCATAAAGCAACGTGAAAGCATAAGTGACATAGCCACCGCCCTTGATGTGATAAAGATGTTTGACACTATCACGCTAAGCGTTAGCGACTTGATCGAGGAGTGCAAAATAGATATTTATAAAATGCACGGATATAACGAACAAATAGCAACGGGTAATGAAGACGAAATTTTAAAGCGCTTAAAATTAATCAATTCAGCAAAGAGCTACACCAACGCAATAGCAATGGATATGGAGGACGACTATTTAACAAAGGAAAACAACCTAACTGGGATAGCCGAGCTTTGGAGTAAGAGTTGTATTGTGGTAGCTGGAGCATTAAACCGCCCTATTAGCATACTATTTGGCGAGGGGGCTGGTGGCTTTAGTAGTGGCGAGGAAGATAACCGAGCATATTATGAAACGATCAACGAACTACAAAACACACTATTGCGCCCAGTTTATGACTTCGTCGACCCGTTTATATTAGGTGAAACTCTAGAATACGATTTTTACAGCATAGATAGCCTAAATGATAAAGAAAAAGCCGAGATTTTAAACGTAAAAAGCACGGCATTAGGCAATTTATTAGATAAGGGCGTAATAACCGAGGCGATAATTTTAAAAGAGCTAAAAGACGAGGGCTTGATTAAGAACATAAGCGCCGAGGATATAAATGAAGCCGAGCTATTAGCCCAAAAGTTAGACGAGCCAGCCGATGAAACCGACCTTATCTGAACTATTTAGCAAAAAACGCAATAAAGAGTTTAAACCCGTACAGCCTAGCAAGCGAGCAGAGGTTAAATATCGTAATGCCTTATTGCTATTAATAGCCTCTTTAAAAACGGCGCTATTAAAAAGGCTTAGGGCATTTTTGTTGGGTAGCCCTAGCGACGCCGAAATAATAGAACACACAACCCAAATACTAGACGGACTACGAAAAGCTGACACACTAGACTACGCCAAAAAGCTGAGCCGTGGCGTGGTTAGTGCAGTAAATGAAACCAACAAAGAGCGATTAATCCAAAACGTGCAAAAAGGAACGGATATAGACCTAACGCCACTTGTGGGAGATACTGCCGTAAAAGCAAAACTAGACGAATACGTCGCTAAAAACGTGAGCCTAATAACCTCGGTAAAAAATGACTATCTAAGCGACGTGGAAAAAGCAATAAGAGAGAGCTATTTAAAAAACGGAAGAGCTGAAAATTTAGCCACGATCATACACGAACGCACAGGCGTAAGTAAAAGCAGGGCTAGGCTAATAGCTAGAGACCAGACGGCAAAGATTAACGCAGAGCTAGATCAAGAACGCATGCAAAATCTAGGCGTAAAACTATATATTTGGCAAACGGCGAAAGATGAAAGGGTAAGGCACACGCATGCGAATATGCAAGGCGTGCTATGTCGTTTTGATGATGATAGCGTGTATAGCAAAGACGGCGGCAAAACGTGGATAAAACGAGAGGCGGACAAGCCGAAGTGCAAGCCTGGCGTTGATATACAATGCCGATGTTTTGCAAAAGCAATCATAGGGGTTTAAATGGATTTTAAGATAAATGATGACGGCTACATAATAACAAAAGCCAAAATGGCAAGCATTCAGCCTATGGAGTATCTAGGCGAGGAAATCGGGCGTACAAGCGGAAAAATTTACAAAGTTTTTAGGGACGAAAAAGAAGTTTTTAGCCCTGAAACAATAAAAAGCTTTGAGGGCAAGCCGCTAACGCTAACACACCCAGACGATGACGTAACAGCCAAGAACTGGAAAGATACCGCGATAGGGCATGTTCAAAACGTGCGCCGTGAGGGGGATTTTTTGGTAGGCGACGCATATATAAACGATGAGATAGCGATCAAAATAATAAAAGAACAAGGAATAAAGGAGGTAAGTTGCGGATATGACAGCAAACTAATCGAGCGTGATGGGAAAATTTGGCAAACAAATATAAGGGGCAACCATTTAGCAGTAGTAGCCGAGGGGCGAGCTGGTAAAGATTGTAAATTAGGTGATAGCAAAAGGATAAAAATGAAATTCATAGATAAATTAAAAGGCGCTTTGACAGCAGCCAAAAAATTTAAAGACAACGACGAAGTTGGCAAAGAAAAAGTAGAGGAAGCGAACGAGGCTAACAATGAGCTAGTTGATCTTTTAGAGCAAGCATTAAGCGGGGCGGAGGAAGTAAGCACAAAACTAGACGAAACAACAGCAGAGCTTGAAAAAACAAAAACTGAGCTAGCAGATGTAAAAGCCAAAAGCGTAAAAGACGATGACGGCACGGACGAGAACGCAGAAATTGCCGAGCTAAAAGCTAAAATTGAAGCGTTGGAAAAAGAAAACGCAGAGCTAAAAGCTGAAATCGAAAAACTAAAAGGCGAGGCAGCTACAACCGAAGCTGTAACAGACGCTAAAGCAAATTTTAGCCACGTAAAACTAAGTGACGCTAAGAACGCAAGGGGCGTTTATGAGGCGGTTATCCTAGATAGTAAAGCATTTGAGGCTAGCGAGCTTAAAAAGCTAAGCGATAGCGAGATTAGGGCTATTTATATGGGTATGCGCGTAAATGCTAAAAGCAAAGACAACAGCGGCAGCGTACTAGATAAATTTTACGACGCTAAGCCTAATAAAATCGATTTTAACAAAAAATTTGGAGGTAAATAATGGGCTATTTAGATAAAAGAGCTTTTGCAGGACAAGTAGCTAGAGCAGGCGAAAGTGCCGTAGTAGCACTAGCTTATGTAAATAATGATACCGAGGTTATCCCTTTTGGTGTATTCGTAACTAGCAAGGACGGCGGCGTAGCAAAAATAAGCAAAGCCGCCGATCAGATTACGGGCGTTAGCCTTAAAATGGGAACAAAGAGCGAAAACAAGCCAAGCGAGGTTATGAGCGTTTTATCAATCTCTTATGGTAGTGAAGTTTGGGTACAAGGTAAAGAAAATCACGGCTTAGCGGTTGGCGACACTATTCAAGTAGAAGCAACAGCAGGTGCAGACGCTGGCAAGGTAGCTAAAGCAGCAACGCTAGCAACAACAGCAGCTAAAGATAAATTTTACGTAACTGAAGTAAGCGGTAATCTTGTAAAACTAATGAGAAAGGAATAATATGAAACTAAGAGATGAGGAAATTTTAAGCCAGCTTGCGTCAGCGGCTGCTAGCTTTAACGAGGGTTTTAAAGAACGTGAATATCCAGAAGTGCAACTAGCTAATTTTGTGCCTATCACTCAAAAAGGCGACGAAAGCATAGACGCACTAGATTACGGCGAGATTGAGGGAACTCAAGATTTAGAAAACGGCTTAATTGACGAGAATACAACATCACTAGAAACCGAGGATTTAAATATTACAGCTAAAAAAGGTCTATACCTAAGCTGGGCTAAGTCAGCGGTCTATACTAGCGAAGCAGTAGCTAGAGCTAAAAGACTAGATATTGAGCTAGACACAGCAAAGCTTAGCAACCTTGAGCGTGTAGCGCTTTTAACAATGCAAAAAACCGCGCTTGTCGGTCACACTAAATTGCCAGCGGTGCAAGGCTTACTAAATAACACTAGCGTAAAAGCAAAAGACTTAACAGCTGGTGCGGCGATTAGTGCAATGACTGGCGCAGAGGCTAGAGCGTTTTTCTTGTCGCTAATTGAGTTTGGCTACGAGCAAAACGGCGGTCTATTAATCCCTAATACGATAGCGATCGATAGCAAAGACCTTATGGCGCTAGCTAGCAAATACGACAACTCAATCGGCGCGGTAAATGGCGGCATAAATGCACTAACCGCTATTAAAGAGGCACTATCACAAAGCACAGGTGTTGATGTTAATATCGTTGGCATACCTCTAGGCTTCGCACAAGGCTTAGGCGGTGGCAAGGGCAAAAACCGCGCCGTTGTATATACTAAGAGCGAGGATGTACTAAGTACCGATTGGGCTTTATCTCCAACAGCAATGCAACCATTTCAAAGAAGCGTGCTAAGCTGGGAAATCGCCGTTAAAGCTAAATTTACTGGCACATTGATCCGCCAGCTTGACAAAGTGGCTTACGTAAATTACAAGGCTTAATTATGACGGCAGCCGATTTTTTAAATAAATTCCCCGAGTTTAAAGCGGTAGATGAAACACGCATAGAGCTAAGTTTAGACGAGGCAAAGCTACAAGTTACCGAGAAAATATGGGGGCGTTTTTATGAGGTCGGCGTTTTGCACTTAGCGGCTCATATTTTGGCAATGCAGGGGGCATTAAGCACGGAAGCGACAACTAGCCCTCAGCCATTGCGTGAAATAGGTAGTAAAACCGTAGGCAGCCTAAGCGTAAGCTATACAAGTGGGAAAACTGGCTTTGAGAGCGAAAGCGGAAGCTACTATTTAACTAAATACGGACAACGCTACCTAGAGCTTAAAAAGCTAGTAACTCCACATTTTGGGCTAGTTAGATGATCGAAAAACTAGAGGGCAAGATAGCTGAGTTAAAAGGACTTAGTGTGGTGGTAGGCGTAACCGCTAAAAGCAACGCTAGAAGCGACGAGCTAACCAACGCAGACTTAGCCATGATCCACGAGTTTGGCAGTCCCGCTCACAATATCCCAGAGCGCTCATTTTTGCGCAAACCCTTAATAAATAATGCTGAAGCAGTGGCTAATTTGGCAAAAACTGCAATAGGGAAATTTATCGCAGGCGAAATATCGCTAGAAACGGCGCTAGGATACGTAGGCGAGGAAGCTAAAGGGATAAGCAAAGAGGCAGTAACTAACGGCATAAGCCCAGCTTTAAAACCAGCCACGATTAAACATAAAAAAAGCTCAAAACCTTTAATTGATACCGGGCAGTTGCTAAATTCTATCACTTATGAGGTGCGAAAATGATAAACGTTAGCGAGCTAATAGAGGATAGCGATTTTTGCCAAGTTATCAAAAGGGGCGATGACGAGTTTAAGGCGGTGGTGCAGTTTTTAAATAATGACGAAATGCAAAGGTTGCCAGAGGGAGAAAGATACAAAGAAGCGGTTAGAATAGATACAAAATTTAACCTAAATTTGCAAGATGTAATCACTTACAAAGGCGTAAATTACCGCATTATCAATATGCAAGATTGGAGCGAATATGGATACAAAAACTTTGCAGGCGTTAGATTTGACGGGCTTGAAAGTTTTGATAGCCAAGGCTTTGAACGTAAATGAAAGCCTAGTGCGTGATAGCTACTCCAAGGCACTAAACGATAAGGTGGCATATTTAACGCTTCATTTGCTAACTAGCACACAAAAAGGGCGAGAATATAAATTTTTCGAGGGCGAGAAAGAGGTTATCACTTCAACACGTGAAGCCGTAGTTAGCGTAAATGCTTTTGGCAAAAACGCAAACTTCATCATCGAAAAACTAAACACCCTTTTTTACTCTAGCGAGTGCTTAAAAGAGCTTAAAATTTTAGGGTTAGGTTTAGTAACGATTAGCCCTATTAGGAACTTAAGCCAAATAGTGGGCGGTGGCGTAGAGGAGCGAGCTAGTATAGATTTGACGCTAAGCTACATAAATAGAGTGGAAGTTTCTCAAAATGAGATAAAAAAAGCCGAGATTAAAACGGCAGATTTTGGCATAAAGGTAAATAGATGAGTTTAACGATAAAAAGGATAGTGAATATCCAGCTAAACGAACAAGGACAAATAGCAAAGAATAGAGATTTTAGCGTGATCGCTATTCTAAGCGACGATTGGTGCGAGGCTTACAATGATGTGAATACAAGATTTGTAAGTATCGCTAGTGCAAACGACGCCGCGTTAAATTTTGGCAGTGAAAGCAGAGCAACTAAAGCCGCCAAAGCTATTTTTAGCGTAAGCGGTGTTAAAAAGGCGATCGTTGCTAAGTGGGTAAAAGAGAACAAGACAACACAAGCAACAGCAAATGAACTAAGAGGCTCGGCACTAAACGTAGGCATTAATAAATTAAAGGCTATCACAAGCGGAAGCTTTAAGCTAAACGTAGGCGGCGCGGATAAAGTTTATACAAATTTGGATTTTAGCTCGTGCGTTGATTTTGAGGCAATAGCAACAAAACTAACAGCGGCAATTAGTAAAGACGGAATAAAGGCGGTATATGACGTAGAGGGCAACCGCTTCATAATTAGAGCAGCAACGGCTGGCAAAAATGATAACACAAGGCTGGACTATTTTGAGAAAGCAGATAGCGGCGACTTTGTAGGCGTGCTTTTAAATTTGGTAAGTGGCAAGAGCGATATTTATGTAGGCAAAGACAGCGTAACGCAAAAAAAAGAGAGTCTAAGTGAGGCGTTAGATAAATTATTCAACGCAACACAAGGCTTTTATGGCGTTTATAGCTCGGCAATCCTAGCAGATGAGGAAGTAGCAGAGCTAAACGAGTGGATCACATCGGCACAAAACCCAAGTGTAGCAGGTTATACAATTACACGCAAAGCACAGCTTGAAAGCGAAAAAACAAACGTAATTAAAAAGATAGCTGATAAAGATAGCGGTCGCTTTTTTGCAACCTATAACAATACTGGCGACGAATACGCAGGTGCTGAATTGTTAGCAAAAGCATTAAGCACTAATTGGGAGGGCTCAAACACAGCTCAAACAATGAAGTTTAAAAATCTAAAAACGGCTGGCACCGATGAAACGATCACGCTAAATTTAGCTGAAAAATGCGACAAACTTGGCGTAAATTATTACACCGATTACGACGGTGTAAGCATGATAGCCGAGGGCGTGGCATTGGGCGGTAAATTTATCGACGAAACCGTCGGGCTAGATGCTTTTAATAACCGCACACAAATAGCCGTTTTTAACGTGTTAAAAGGTGCTAAGAAAGTACCGCAAACCGACAAGGGACAAGTAAGGCTAATAGCAGCAGTTAAGCAAGTTTGCGAGCAATTTGTTAAAAATGGCTTTATCGCAGCGGGGCAATGGCGTGGCGATCCAGTTGGCACACTAGAAAGTGGCGATTATTTGGATTTAGGTTATTACGTTTACAGCCCTAGCTACACCGAGCAACTACAAGCAGATAGGGAAGCTAGAAAATCAGTGCCTATCAATGTGGCGATTAAGTTAGCAGGCGCAATACATAGCGTAGATATTTTGATAAATTACAATAGATAAAAGGGGCTAAAATGGCAAGATACCAACACGATACGATCGTTTTATTATTAAACGGCTACGAGATCACCGCTTATGCAGACGGAAGCGACGTAATAAGCATAGAAAACGCAGCCGACGCAGGAGCTTATACAATAGGCGCTAGCGGTAGGGGTGTTTTTACGGGTAGTTGCAACCAAAGTGGTACGCTAACTCTAAAGCTTCTACAACACAGTGAAGATTGTAAATTTTTGCAAGACCTTTACAACCAACAACGCACAGAGTTTAAAAGCTTTAGCCCTATGACAATGGAGTTTAAGGACACACTAAATGGTGATGAGCTAAGCGGGCTAAATGGCTTTTTTGTAAATGACGGCGGACTAAAAAGAGGCGATGCACACAACCCAACCGAGTTTAAAATCGCCTTTGAAAGAATAAGCAAACGCCTAGAAAATGGAGCTGGTAACTAATGCAAACATACGAGTTAATCATAAATTCAAATAAATACGTTTTACGCAGTGCTAATTTTTTTGAGACCAAAACGCAGTTACAAAGCCTTTTAGGATTAGCCAAAGATGCTATCAAAATGCAAGGCGAGGACGTAAATATTGACGTGGGACAAATTATCGCCAACATAGGTAGCCCTGCGTTTAGCGGGGTAGAGAGTTTTATTTTGAAATACGCTAGTGTGATAAATGCAGAGGGCGGCGAAATATTATTAAGAAATGTTAGCCAAGCTGAAACGCACTTTAATGCCAACAGAGGCGACTACGCACAACTGATATTTGAGGGGTTAAAATACCATTTTTTAGACTTCTTACCCGCTGGGGCAAAATCCTTAACGGGTATAACAGCCTACCTAAACAAGGCGTAAAAAGCGAGTTTGATATAGATTATTTAGTGTGGCTACCTATCATAAAAGGTTATGCCACGCTAAATGATATGCGAACTATTTACGATCTAGAGGACGCAATAGCAATGCACGAAGTAATTATCGAACTACTAAACGAGGAGCGCCGAGCCTTAGAAAAACAATAAGGCTTAGCCCTCTATTTTTTTACTCCTATTTTTTATTATTTCTATTTCCTCAAAAGTTAAATTACTCAAAAAATCAAGCAACTTAAAACGCCAGTTATCCTCCACTGATTTAGCCCAGTCGTTTAGCGTGGCGTAGGGAATACCAAAAATCTCGACAAAATCTTTACGCTTAGGCGTTTTATTTTTTTGCATTTTCTAACTCTTTTATGCGTTTTGTTAATTTATTGTTTCGCCACATTTCATAAATTAGGGCTATGCAGACCACTAATTGAGCCACATCAAAAACAATATCCATTTTAAGCTCCTTGTAAAGTCTAGTATTTTATAATCAACCCAAGGGGGAGTGGTTAAAACCACTCCTTTAAAGCTTGATAGATAGATAGAAGCGTTGCGACCGCTTCTATCGCTATCCAAACCTTTTTAAAAAACGCTTTCACGTTTTCTCCTTGGATTGAACTTATCAAAAAGGCTTTTTATCCCTTTTGATAAGATAATTATATAATAATATCCCTTATTTTATGCTTAATAATTATGTATATCATAATTTAATACAACAAAAACACAAGCCGAAGCCGTTATTAAAATTTACTCTAATATGCCCCTAAAAGGATATATAGTGCTATTAGATGAATTTCTTTATAAAATCGGTTTTGATGTTGATAGCGGTAAGATAAAACAAATAGAGCAAGGGCTAAAAAATATCTCTAATGTTGCCAAACAAACAGCCCAGCCTATTAGCGACGCAGTAAAAGCTGGCATGGAAAGAAATGCCGAACTAATAGGGAAGCTAGAGCAAGCACAAACCGAAGCCAAAGAATGGTGCGAGGCTACAAAAGAAAAGGTGCAAGAAGCAGCCGCAGGGCTTCACGAAATGGCAAAAGCAGAGGAAGAAGTCGGCGAGAAAGCAAAAGAAGCAGCAAAAGAGACTAAAAAACTAACCGAGAAAAAGCCAGCTGTTGGACTAAAACAAGAGTTTGACGGATTAAGAAACAAGTTTTTGTTAATCGGGGCGGCAGCAACGGCAGCTAGTGGGCTAATAGCTAATTATTTAACCGTGCCTTTGCAAAATATCCAAGAGCTAGCTAAACAAAAAAATAAATTGTTTGATATAACCCAAGCCGAAATAGATCAGGCGAAAGAATACCAAGACAGCTTGCAAGAAAGTAAGACGGCAATGCAGTCTATCACTACACAAGTAGCATTAAAATTAATCCCAGTAGTTAATCAAAGCCTAAAAGGTTTTAACAATTTTCTAAAAGCAAATAAGGCGTTGGTGGTTGAGGGGCTAACTAATGTCTTTAAGTGGGTATTGAAACTCGGTCAAGTTTTTACAAATACGTTTAGATTTTTAAACAAAGTAATAAGTAGCACGATAGGCTGGAAAGCAGCGCTATTAATTCTTGTAGGTGTCTTAGCAGTCGTTAAACGTGCAATGTTAGCGGCGTTTTTAACCAACCCGATCGGCTGGGTAATTATGCTAATCGGCGCACTAATGTTAGTAATCGACGATTTAATGACCTATTTAGACGGCGGAGAAAGTTTATTTGGCGACTATTGGAAGCCTTGTATCGAGTGGGGCAAAAAGGCAATAGCCCTATATAAAGAGATCGAACCGACAATAAAAGAAGTTTGGGATTTTGTAGTTAATTATATCACTCAATGCGTAAATGCGATAATTGGCGTATTTAAAATATTATATGGCGTATTTACGGGCGATTGGGAGTTAATAAAGCAAGGTTTTAAAGACGTGGGCGACGCTATCCTTAAGGCGTTTGAAGTGCCATTTAAGTGGATTAAAAAACAATATGACGAGTACATAGCCCCGATTATAAACGCCGTTAAAAATTTTGATATAGGACAAACCGCTAGCGATATGTGGGAGGGAGCTAAAAGCTTTTTAGGTTTTGGCAATGATACCCCAAAGGCGGCACTGGCTACGCAATACGCAGACAACAATAGATCGGTGCAATATCACGGTGGAACAGCAACGACTACGATAAACGTAAACACAAATAACCCACAAATGGCTAACCAAATAATAAACAATAGGCAAAAAAACGACCTAGCATTTACCCAAGCTAATTTAAGAGGGGGTTATTAATGATCGAAGTAATAAGCCGTAAGATAGGCACGTTTAGGCTAGATGCAACCGAGCAGGAGAACAATAAAAGCACGCTACGCACAACAAAAAACCCGATAGAAAGCGGGGCAAATGTGGCAGATCACGCCGTGCTAGAGCCGAAACAAATAACGATTAAGGGCAAAATAGTAGCTTATGAACCACCAACACTAACGAGGGGCGATGAGATTATGCAAGTAGTTAGATTTAACCTGCCATACATAAAAACCGCCCACCGCTTCACACAAAAAGCTTATAAATTATATGCCAACGTAAAACACATAAAAAACGAGGCAATGCGATACGCTAGGATTTTTGGCGTTGATAAGAAAATACGCGAAATAGCACCATTTTTAACTGACGGAAAAGAAAATAAGGATAATAGCACTGCCAAAAATAGACTACAAAGCCTATACAAAAAGCTTTTAGAAGTGCAAAAGAGCGGCGAGTTTTTGATCGTAACAACTGGGCTAAAAACATATAGGAATATGTTAATTACGAGTATAGAAGTAACCACTGAAAGCGATCTATACGCTGATGTTACACTCACGCTCGAGGAGGTTTTTATAGTAGAAACGAAAACAGCTAAGGGGCTAAACACAGGGCTAAATGGTGGCAAAAGTGCCGTAAATTTAGGCAAGACCGAGCCAAAACAAAAGAAAACAAGCCTTTTAAAGGATATATTTTGATTTACGAAATACCAACAACAAACGAGCTAAAACAAACGCAAAATTTTAACATATTTGATATGGAGCTAGAGCTAACCCTTAAATATAACGAGGTTGGAGCAGTTTGGCAGTTTGATTTAACCGACCTAAATGCAAATAAAATTTTGGCTTTTAATAAGGGCTTAGCGGTTAATGCTCCTAGTCTTATTAATAAAAACCTACCTTTTGTTTTAATGCTAGTTGATAACACAAAAAGCGGCGTAAATTGTGTAGATTTTAGTGAACTTGGCGAGCGGTTGAAGCTTTACGCCGTCGATAAAAAAGAGTTTAACGCAGCAATTAGCGAGCTGGCAAAGGATAGGACGTGAGGCAATACGGCAGACGCTACCGCTTAGAAATAGGCAACCGCACACAAAGCATAGTGATAGACAACCTCGCAATTAGTTTTAGCATCGAAAAGACGATAAGCGAAGAGCCAAATACTAGCAAAATAGAAATTTATAACCTAAATGCCAACAACCGCAACCAAATAGCGAATAAGATTTTTAACCAAGTGAAATTATTTGCAGGCTACGACGAGCCAAGATTAATTTTTGCAGGACAAATAACGCAAGCTTACACCAGCCGCAATGATTTGGATTTTATAACACATATTGAGTGTGGCGACGGACAAAATGACTACTCAAAATCTAGGCTATACACGACGCTAAAAGCTGGCGTAAAAGATAGTGATGTCGTTAATATGTGCGTTAAAGCGATGTCAAGCTCAAAGCAAGGCGTGGTAGATTTGCCAAAAGATAAAGCCTTGCCACGCTGTAAGGTACTAAGCGGAGATATAAAGGACTACTTAAAGCACGTAGCCAAGAATAACGACGCTAATTGGCATATATTAGACGGCAACTTAAATATTTTGCCAAAGAACAAAATTTTAAACGATAGTGAGGGTTTTATTTTAAGCGAAAAAACTGGTTTGATTAATAGCCCAGAAAAAACCGACGACGGACTAAGGGTTACGTGCTTATTAAACCCTAAATTAAATATCGGCTCACTCGTGCGAATACAATCAATCCTAAGCGAATATGACGGCGATTATAAGATAACCCAGCTAACGCATAGTGGCGATTTTCTAAACGATACGTGGCAAACGGAATTAATCGCAATAAATGGAAAATTTAACAAAGTAGAGAAAAAATGAACGATCCAAATTTAACGCAGGTTTTTGATAGTGGGCTATTAAGTTTTGAGGCAGGGGTGCATACAGCATTGCCCGCAAAAGTAATTAAATTTAATGCTGGCGATAATACGGTGCAAGTTGAGCTAATGATAAACGAGCTAAAACGTGACGGGGTGAGCGTACCATTACCGCCGGTAGATGATGTGCCAGTGCAATTTTTTAGGGGCGGCGATTTTGTTATCACGACGCCTATTAAAGCAGGTGATCACGGGCTTTGCGTATTTGCTGAGCGTTGCATTGACGGCTGGTTTGCTAGTGCGGCAAAGAGTGAACCACTAGATTTTAGGCTACACGACTACTCGGATGGCTTTTTTTTAACTGGCTTTAGCCCACGCCCCGAAGCGGTTAAAGATGTGGATTTAGACGGCGTTTGCATGCGGACGCTAAGCAAAAGCACATTTTTAAAATTAACCGACGGAAAAATCATAATCAAGGGCAACATAGAACAGACTGGCGACTACAAGCAAATAGGAAATAAAAACCTAGTTGGCAATTTTTCACAAGTCGAGGGCAATAGCATAACTAATGGCACAATGACGGCTAAAGATGTGATCGCTAGCGGGGTAAGTTTAAAACACCATACCCACGGCGGAGATAGCGGCGGCACAACAACACAACCAAACTAAGGGGAGTAAGTGAAAGTAAGGGCGATAGATAGCGAGGGCGACTGGCTACTAGGGCATAAAGCGGATAGTGCTGCAATAGCCCAAAACGTTAAAACGCAAATTTTAAGCCTTTACAATGACTGGTTTTTAGATTTTGAAAACGGCGTTAGGTGGTTTAACTATTTATCAAAAAATCCTAATACGGACAAAATGAGAGATGAAATAAAAAGGCAAATCTTAAGCGTTGAGGGCGTTAGCAGTTTGGAAATTTTAAACATAAACACAAACGAACGCAGGGCGACTATTGAGGTGCAATATAGGGATATTTACGACGAGAGCCAAAGGTTATATATAAATGCGAGTGAGTGAAAATAGAATAATAATCGATGAATTAGAGACCATAAAAGAGCGTTTAGAAAATGGCTTTAAGGCGATTTACGGCGAAAATTTAGAACTAGGCTCATCAACACCAGACGGGCAAATGATTGGGCTATTTAGTGAGGCGTTAAGTGAGGTCAATCAAGTGCTTACTTTTATCACTCAAATGCTAGACCCATACTTAGCAACAGGCGAGTGGTTAGATCAACGTGTGGCTTATGCAGGGCTTTTAAGAAAAACGGCGGATTATAGCAGGGCTAGTGGCGTAATGATACACGGAGCTAGTGGAACTATTATCAAAAAAGGCACTATTTTAAAAGACAAAAATAGCAATTTGTGGGCAACTGACTACGAAATAACACTAGGCACAGAGGGGTCAAAAGCCGTTAGTATAACCAGCCAAGAAACGGGGGTGTTTAGGATAAACGAGCAAGACGATCTAGAAATGCAAGAGATAATCCTAGGCGTTGATAGAATAGTAGCCACTCAAAACTCAACATTAGGAGCTGATGAGGAAAGCGACGGCGACCTTTTGCTTAGATTTATGCAAAGTCATAGCATCAACAACAACGACGAGCGCCAAGGGCTAGAAAGCTACTTACTTAACCTAAAGGGCGTAAAACAATGCAAGGTTTTAGAAAACTACACTAACCAAACAGACGCCAACGGAGTAGCACCACATAGCCTAAATGCTATTGTTTTAGGTGGCGACGATACAGCAATAGGGGAAGCGATACTAAAAAAGAAAATCGGCGGTTGTGGCGTGCAAGGACAAACAAAGCTAGAGGTTGAGTTTTTAGGTGCTAAGCGTGAGGTTAAATTTGACCGCCCAACGCAGATAAACCCTAGAATATTTTTACGTATAAAACGCACCGAGGGCGTAACGGATATAAACACGGATAAAATCAAAGAGCTACTATCTAACCACGTTTTTAACATAGGCGAGGACGTTTATATTAGCCGCCTATATAGCATTATAAACGACGTTAAGGGCTTTGAGGTTACACAATTTAAGATAAATGGTGGGCAAAATTTGCCCGTAGCCGTGCGTGAGATATGTGTGATCAATAAAAACGATATTGATTTGGCGGTAGTGTAATGGTTGAGCTGATTTGGCAATATCGCAAAAAGCCGCGGGCTAGAGCGACCGCAAAGCTTCTAAATGATGAAGTGTATAAAGCCTTTGACGACGCCATAAAAGTAGCCGAGATTTTAAATATTGATACAGCGAGCGGTTACGCTTTAGATTTAGTTGGTCGCCATGTAGGCGTGAGTAGAGAGCAACAAAATCTAATATTAAAAGATTTTTTCGCCTTTACCCAAACCGAGAAAAAACAAGGTTTTAATAAGGGCGAATTTTACCGCTTAGGCAATTCTTTAAAAGGTAGTTTTTATCTCAACGATAGCGATTATAGATTTTTAATAAAAGCAAAAATCATCAAAAACTACCAAACTGGCACACTAGAGAATAGCTACAAGTCGCTAGAGTTTTTATTAGGGGCTGGCAACTTCATATTTGATAATTACGATATGACCTTAAATTTGGTCTTAAAAAATGCTAAGACGACACAATTTTTAATAAACCTAATTTTTAAAAACGATATTTTAGCTCGCCCAGTAGGCGTAGGGCTAAATGTGATACTAATCGCTGACAAAAAATGCTTTGGCTTCAAGCAAAATAAAGCCAACTTGGCCTTTGGTGTTGGCAAATTTGCAAGAATATATAAGGAGCAGTAATGATTTACGAAAAACCGAAAAATGAGATTTTCGCCAGTGATGCAAAAGACGGCGAAATAGTAGAATTTCCAAACGTAAAAAGAGGCTGGGGTGTAACCGAAAATTTAGGCTTTATACCACCTATGGAGTATTTTAACGCCGCTTTTAATCGCGTGGATAAGTCGCTAGCTTATCAATTACAGCGAGGCGTTGGCGAGTGGGATAAGGATTTAGAATATCCGATCGGAGCAGTTGTAAGTCTAAATGGGATTATCTATATCGCAAAAAGCCAAAATACAAACAAAAACCCAGTCAACGAGGCGACAATTTGGGATATTGTGGCAACACAAAAATGGTGTGACAATCTATTTGCAAAAAAATCAGAATTAAAAGATGGCGTACCAGTCGGAAGCTATCTTTTATATAGCTCAAACACAAATACTCCAGATGGATTTTTACGTTGTGACGGATCAGCCCTTGATAAAAACACATACTCCGCGCTTTTCGAAGTGATCGGATACACATACGGACGAAGTGGCGATAAATTCTTGCTGCCAAACTTCAGTGATGGTAAGTTTATGCGTGGCACTGGTGGCAATGCTGCAGCGCTTGGCAAAGTCCAAGGAGATGCGATTAGGGATATTCAAGGTGAATTTAGGATAGGAGATGGCACAGGAATATACACTACTTCATCTTCAGCGTCAGGGGCTTTTACAAAAGGGAATACTAGATATTCGGTTTTGCCACTTATAGGTGGGTCAGAGTCTTATAGTATGTTGTTTTCAGCTTCAAGAGTAGTCCCAACAGCAAATGAGAATAGACCGCTAAATATGGCAGTAATTGTGTTAATCAAATACTAGGAGCAATGATGAAAATTTATATCTATAACACCAAAAACAACGAGTATCTATACGAGACAGAAGCACAAATAGACCCAATCGCAAGCAGCAAGGACGAAACAATCTATCTAATGCCACCAAACGCAACACAAACAGCACCACTTGAGCCAAAAGCTGGTTACGCAAATGTTTTTAATAATGGCAAGTGGGAGCAGATTAGAGACGAGCGAGGCGAAATTTACTATGACAATGACAACAACACCGTAATAATAACCGAGCTAGGGCAAGAGATAGGGCTAAATAAAGAGCCAAAGGTGGATGAAAAAGCTAAACAGCTAGCAGAAATTGAAGCTGAGATAAGTGAGTGTGAGAATCATATTAGGCACGCCCTAATTATTGGAAATAACGCCGTGCTTGAGAGCTTAAGGGCGGAGTATAAGGAACTAATCGCAGAGCGCGAAAAGCTGAACGTAACGAGCGAGCCGATAACGGTAGCGCCGACAGATCATTTATAAGGGGTAAAAAAATGAGAGTAAAAATTAAAAGGTGCGAAATTTGCGCCAGCAGGATAGATAAAGGCGGTAACTGCTCTTGGAGCGAGTGCCCTAAGTGCCCTAACTATAAAGCAAAAGAGCAAGAAAAGCCAAAAGACAAAAAGGATGAGTAATGCTTAAATTTAAAGAGATATTACAGCTCTTCTGCATAGTAATCGTTGAGCTACCGCTTGAGATAGCTGGCTATATAGTAGTGCCGATCGCTCTACTCTTTTGCGACAAGCAAAGCGAGCATTTGCCAAAGTGGGCTAGATTTTTTGAGGATGCTAGTGATCTATATGACGGCGAAAATTCCGCTATAAACGGCGATAGCGGCTGGCGCAAAGAACACTATCCAAATGGCAAAAATAAAACATATCTTGCACGTCTTTTATGGCTATATAGAAATCGTATTGGCTACTTTTCAAGCAGAATAAACGGCGTAAAAGTGAGCGAAATAGATCCGTCAAGTGTAAGAGCGCAAGGTAATCCAAAAGTCACAAGCAATGGTGGAGTGATAAGCAACTTTTGCAAAGTTACTTGTAAGCTTAAAAATGGTCGCACTCGTTTTGGACTTTACAAAACGATTCGATACAAAGGCTTTTTAAGCGGCTTTTATTGTCGTATCTATCTAGGCTGGAAGCTTATGGATATATGTGAAATGAATGAAAAGAACAAAAACACATATTTTGAAGCAGATGATAAGAAGGTGCTTAAAAGTGTTTGGTGTGTAAATCCGTTTAAAAGGGTGCAAAATGAGCGATAAATTCTATATAGGGGCTATCTTATTTTTGAGCTTTGTCGTTGGCGTACTTTATTGGCTAAATAACAACGCAGCGGAAAAAATCGACGAGTTAACGACCAAGATAGCGCAAAAAGAGTCAAATAACGCAGTAATGAAAGCCGATCTTGACACTTGCAAAGCAAAGATAGAGCTTGTAAATGTAAGCCTAAAGGCGCTAAGCGTACCAAAACAAGACGAAGCTAAGATAAAAGAGCGTGTTATAACTAGGGTTGAACGTGTGGCAGTGCCTATCAAAGACGCCGCATGCGAGGAAAAGCTAAATTTTTACGAAAGGCTATTAAATGAAGCTAATAGTAAGTAGCCTATTGGTGGCGTTTTTCATAATCGGTTGCAGCTCAAAGCCTGAAGTAATCGTAAAAACACAATATCAAGATGTATTTATCCCAGTGGCATGCATTGAAAAAATGCCAACAAAGCCAAAATTTTAGCCCTGAAAATTTAGAAAGCGCAAAAGAGCTTATGGGATATTTTTTGACGTGCGAGGAACTTTTAAAAGGGTGTGTAAATGGAAGCAATCATAAAGAAAACTAAAAAATTTTGGCTTAATAAAATGGTTGTTTTTGAGCTAATACTATCCGTTGTCATAATGTATATTTTCACATTTAAATACTAAGAAAGGCGGAGGTAATGGAGGACTTACTAAATAAGGCAGGTTTTTATTTTTGGGTCGCTGTCGTTGGCTTTGTCGGCGGAGTACTAAGCCTTGAAAATGACAGCCATAAGCCATTACACAGCGGCAAGGCAATAATAAATTCGATCATAAGCGCGATAAGCTCAATGTTTATATGTTGGATTTTTTACGAAGTCACATTTTATTTTACAAAAGAGAACCGCTTTAGTCTGGCGGTTGGTGGCTTTTTTGCGTGGCGTGGCACGGCGTGGATAAGCGCAACAGTTGATAAAGTAATAGATAAAAAAATAAATAGCTTTGATGTCGGCAGTGATGATTTTTCGCAAAAACCGCCAAGAGATTTTAACTTTTAAATGCCCTTGTAAATAAAAAGCATACTAATAAAATAAAATCAAATTTAATAAAAAACGCATAAAAAGCAAAAATTAAAAGGAGAGAAAATGGCAGCAAAATTTGGAGTAAATGTCGAGCTATATAACGCCTCGCTTGCACCATACAAGATAAACAATGAACGCCCTATCGCCATAATCGGCGACGATACAAAGCTAACCGCTGGATTATACTTATATAGCGATATACTAGAGGCGCTTAAAGAAGTTGGTGAGGGGTCGATAAAAGACACGCTAACAGACCTAAAAGCCACTGGGCTACATAATCAAATCGTGCTTAGCGTTTTTGCTAAAACAAGCGATCAAAATGCCGATGAGGTAGCATGCCAAAACGCTATCGATGAGCTAAAAAAATGCGAAGCCACGATCGGAACAAAACCTAAATTCTTTTTGGCAGTTGGCTACAACGACAAAGGCACACACGAGAAGCTCAAACAGATAGCCGCTTATCTGCGTGGAGTTTATGCAATCGAGCTAAACAAAACAAAAGAGAGCGAGATAAATACCACACTGCAAGAATATAGCACCAAAACGGCGATCATCACATATCAAAAAGTGATAAGAGTTGATAAGGTTGTGCGCCCTGCTAGTGCGTTTCTAATAGCACTCTACGCGAAAATTATGGCAGAAACCGAGTACGGATTTTCACAAACGTATTCAAATAGAGTTATCGACGGAGTTATAGGAATTCAAGACAAAGTCGAGCTTATACAAGGCGAGGACTGCGAGGCAGACAGACTAAGAGGCAAAGGCGTAAGCCTTATAATCGCCGATGATGGCATAAGGGCATGGGGTGGAGAGACTTGCAATGATGACTTATTTGGCTCGATACATACTTATGTTATTTTTTATACCGCCATAGATACGATTTTCAAAGCACAAAAAATGGCTATCGATAAACGCATGCGCGACGTACTCAAAAATGTAGTTGATAGCTTAGAAGCGTTTTATCTAAGGCTAACCGCCAATAACGTGGTAGTAGGCTTTGAGATCACAGTGCCAAAGGATCTAAACTCAAACGAGACTATAAGCGAGGGCATAGTGTATATTAAACACAACGTCCAAGAAATGCCACTAATAAAACGCATAGTCAATAGAATTTACCGAGTAACCGATTACTCGCAAAAACTAATCGAAGAACTATAAAAAGGAGTAAAAATGTTAAAAGCGCAAGCATTTACAGGTGGGAATTTATTTATTGATGGCATCGGATTGATGGGTGAGGTCGTTGAGGTTGAACTGCCAAAGATCGAAAAAGAGACGATCGAAACAAGTAGCGGCATCGGCAAATTTGAAGCAGTTTTGCCAGTGGTAAAGCCACTAAATACCAAAATCACCGTAAATAACCTAAACGAGCTATATTTTAAGATGCTGGATAGTTCAAAGACACAAAAACTATACTTAAAAGCAAACGCTACAAATTCAAACGGCGACGATGAACAAGTTATCGCTACTTTTGAGGGCAAGATAAAAAGCCTCGATGGAGCTAAATTTGAGTTTAATAAAGAGGCAAATTTAAGCTTTGAAGTAAGCCTAACATTTTATAAGCTCGAAGTTGCAGGGGCAAGAGTGATACTTTATGACGCACTGAACCATATATTCGAAAATGATGGCGTCGATCTATTTGGCACTATACGCAAAAATATTTTATAAAAAGGGATAAAAAATGCCACTTCAAAAAATCGAACTACCAAAAGAAGAATTCACATTTTCGGATGGGCAAAAGGTCTATTTAAAAGCCCCTACTCTGCTACAAATCCAATCCGCCACAAAAAACGCAAAGGGTGACGAGATCGAGCAAGCTAAAAATTTACTCGTTGATATGAGTGACGGCGAGTTAAATAAGGAGTTTTTAAACTCATTGCCGATAAGCGAGTGGGTCGAGCTTAGCAAGACGATAAGCGGATTTATGGGCGTTGATGTAAAAAACTAATAGAGGGGATTGCGCTAATCACGCACTCCCTAAATTTTACACTATCCGACGTTATGGGATTAGAATTTAACGAATTTGTAGATTATTTTGAGATCGCAAAACGCTTACATCAAAACTAAAGAGCGGCGTTGCTGCTCTTGCTCTTATAAATTTTAGCAATGACAAAAAGCACAAGCAAGGGCACGCTTATATACCAAAACATGCAGGCGATTAAGCCACCGACCATGAGAATGATAGGGAGCATAAACCCAGCCAAAAGAGCGCCTAAATAATCCATTTTAACCACCTTGTATAAAAATCACTAATATTTTACTAATATCAAAATAAAAAGGCAATATATGGCACAAGAAGCAACATTAACCTTTAACATGGAGCTTAAGGGGCTAAATAATATCTTAAAAGCCGTTGATAGAAGCACTATAAGCCTAGGCGATAAGCTAAATGCAAACATAAAATCAGGCATAGAAAAGTATAACACAGCCTTGCAAAAGCTAAAAGTTGAGCCGTTTCAAAAAGCAGGCTTTCACACACAAATGGCGAAGCTAAAAGAAGACCTGCAAAGAGCCACAAAAGCCAAGATCCGCATCGATATGGACGAGGCAAAGCAAAAGCTAGCAAATTTAAAAACCGAGATCGTCGCAAGCGTGGCATCAGTAGCAGCGATCGCAGCACCGATCAAAAGTGCGATTGATTTTGAAAGCTCGATGGCAGATGTAAAAAAAGTAGTTGATTTTAAAACGCCAGATGAGTTAAAGGAATTTTCAAACCAAATTTTAAATATGAGCCGCGATATACCGCTAAGCGTAAATGAGATAGCATCAATAACAGCATCAGGCGGACAGCTTGGCATAGCAAAAGAAAATTTAATGGACTTTACACAAACGGCGGCAAAGATGGGAGTTGCTTTTGATATGAGCGCCAAAGAAGCAGGCGATAACATGGCAACACTTATGAATATTTTTAATATGAGTGTAGATGGCGTTAGAGGGCTTGGAGATACGATAAACCACCTATCTAACAACTCAGCATCAACGGCAAACAAGATAGTAAATGCAGTAGGTAGGATCGCAGGTAATGCAAAAGATATGGGGTTAAGTGCAGATGCGACAGCTGGACTTGCGAGTAGTTTTATCGCTCTTGGCAAGCAGCCAGAAGTAGCAGCAACGGCAATAAACTCAATGCTTACAGTATTGAATAACGCCGATAAAGCAGGTGGCGATCTCGAAAAAGCATTTAAAAGCATAGGGCTTAGCGGTAAAGAATTAAAAGCACAAATTTTAAAAAATCCACAAAAAGCGCTAACGGACTTCTTGCATACACTCTCAAAAGTCCCAAAAGAGAAAAAGACTGGCGTTTTAACTACTATCTTTGGCAAAAATTTTGGGGATGATATTTCTTTGCTAACTGGTGCGATAGAGAACTTTGATAAGGCTATGGCACTAAGTGGTGACAATAAACGCTTTGGGTCAATGGAAGCGGAATTTCAATCAAGAAGTGATACTACGGAAAATAAAATTCAACTAATGAAAAACGCGTTAAATGAGCTTAGTGTAAGTTTTGGTAGGGTTTTTTTACCATATATTAAAAGAGGAGTAGAAAAAATCACGGAATTTATACAAAAAATAACCGAATTTGTGCGAAGTAATGAAGACCTAGTTAAAAAAATAGGTTTTAGTGTAGCTGCTTTTTTCGGCTTCAACGTGGCAATGACAACACTAAAAGCATCATCGGCGATTTTGACGCTCTCACTTGGTGGATACCGCCAAATTTTAATGATGTTGCCTTTTGATTGTTTAAAGCTAAACGCATCTTTGTCGCAGTGCAATATCTTAATGAAGACAAAGGCGATGCTTTCAGGGCTTGTCAATAACAACTTAAAAAGCTTTAGATTGGCAAGCAGTGCAGCAAGTGGCGCATCTCTAGGATTTGTCGGAGGGCTTAAAAAGATAGTTTTAGGCTTTAGAGCGCTAAGCCTTGCATTTTTAAGTAATCCCATCGGTCTTGTTTTAGCAGCGATCGCAACGGCTGGAGCGCTAATCTATAAATATTGGGATCACGTAAAAGCTTTTTTGTTAGGCACATTTGAGGCACTTAGTCAAAATTGTGGGTGGCTCACAGATGCACTTAGTGGAGTTTGGAATAATGCCATAAAGCCTATTTTCTCAGGCATAGCCTCACTTTTTGAGCTACTTTTTAATCAAAGCAACGCCACATCCGAGGAGCTTGGCGCAGCAACAAACGCAGGGCGAGAGTTTGGGAAATGGATGAGCTATGCTTTAAATATTATTACATTCCCACTTCAAGCAGTATGTAACATTATAAACGCAATAGCGCTTATAATAGACATAGTGAGGCTTAAATTTAGCACATGGATCGAAGAAGCAAAAAGCCTATTAAATGACCTTTTGGCATTTTTTCAGCCAGTAGTTGATGCATTTAATAGTATTGTAGATGGCTTTAAAAATCTCGATATAAGTGGCGGTTTAAAAGATATGCTAGGGGCTAAGGATGGAGCGGATCGCAGTTGGTATAACCCTTTAAATTTATTTTACGATAGCAAGCCAAAAACGCAAAGCACAAGCGGAGCGATAAGCGAGAACGCGGAAGCTAAAAGACAAAACGCAGCGAACAATAAAAATCAGACTATCAACGACAACAAAGTAGTAAATATCACGATGAGCGGGTCAAACGCCACGCCGCAGGCGGTAGCCAAAGCGGTGCAAAACTCGAGCTATAGTTATGGCGATTAAGGGGTAGGCATGAGAATAATAACGATCGATAAATATGTTTTTAGTATAGATGACAACGTAGCAGGCATAGAGAAAAATTTAAGCGTGAATTATGACAAGAAAAACACAATCACAAGACCAGTATATACACATCTAGGCGGATATGATGAGGAATTTAGCTTTGAAGCTACTATATTGCTCGATGATGTGCTTAAATTTAGCGGATTTGAAGAGCTAGTAAAGCAAGCCATACCGCTTAAAATTTCAGCCTTTGACCTAGTACGAGGCAACTATATACTTATCTACTCGATGACGCAAAGCACCGATAACTTTGTCAAACTCTTTTTTAATGGCATTTGGTATTACACAAAAAAAATAAGAATTTCAGGCTATTTACTATGAGCGATTTTAATCAATTCAGTAAAGAGGTCACAAGAGTGTTAAGAAACGCGATGAATAGAACGCTTACGAAAGTATCAAAAGAACAAAGAGAGCTAATCGCAAAAAGAGTATCAATCAAAAAGAGATACCTTGACAAAAAGCGTCTTGTAAGACGCGGAGCGAGAGCGGACGATCTAAGTATTAAAATCTTTGCCATGCCAAAAGCGATAACGCCTTTCATGCTCGAAGCTCACGCAAGACCAAAAGGATATGACTACGGCATACCAAATGGGCGGCATTTCTATGTTAGAGGGCTTACCAAAACAAGGCAGAACAAAGGCAACACAAGCGGATTTTTGACAGGTCAAGCAGTCGCAAAAGATGGCAGGAGCTTTTTTTATTTACGAAAACTATCCGATCTTGACACAGAGGCGCTAAAGATAAGCGATGCAGTGTTAGCTAAGGCGGAGTATATATTTTCGCAGGAGTTGAAAAAATGAAAATTTATATAGCAAAAGATGATGAGAGTTTAGACATGATATGTTTTAAAATTTACGGATCTTTAGATCAAAACGTTTATAGTGAATTTCTAAGAGAGAACGAGCATCTTTTACACAAAACAAAGCTAAAAAGTGGTGATGAGGTAAATTTGCCAAATATCGAGCTACAAGAAGAAAAAAAGGCTAAATACTTATGGGAATAGCAGGATATAGAGCGCCACAAATCAAAATTTTATATAATGGCGTTGATAAAACGGATATGATACCTTGGATCGATATAAACATAGACGACTATGAAAGCGACGAAAGTGATGTTTTAAATGTGCTTATGCACTGGAGCGCACCACTGCCAAGAGAAGAAGACGAGATTAAAATTTACATTGACGGCGCTTTTTTGGGTGATTTTACGATCGCCACTATCAAATATAATTATAAACAAAGCTACGAGATCGAGGCAATATCGGCAAATTTTTTTAAAGCTTTTCGCGAAAAAAAGAACCGAACTTTTAAAGCTCAAAGCTATAAAGAAATTTTAAAATCGATAGCCAAAGAAAACGGCTATAACATCAAGATCGATTTTAATCGGATGGACGAGATAGGCGACATCGAGCAATACGACCTAAGCGACTGCGCGTTTTGTAAAAAGATAGCTGACGATCTCGAAATAACCTTTTGCGTGAAAAATAAAACACTCATTTTCATAGACAAAGACAAGGATCATGACCGAGCAGAATACACCATCACAGAGGACGAGATAATCGACCTAAACTACCAAATCAATCACACAAAAAAATATAATGCTTGTGAGATAAAATGGTTTGATAGCGAAAAAAATAAATCAGTAGTCTCAAAGGTAGGGGTAGGAACGCCAGTGCTTAAATTTAGCGACTTTGCACGTGATGAGGCAGAGGCACTATCAAAAGCAGAAGCAAAACTAAAAAGGCAAAAAAATAGCGTATTAGCTGGCACCGTGTCGATACATGGTCGCCCATTTTTTGCAGGTGGGTATATTAATATCAAGCTCAAAGACGAGCCAAAAACGCTAAGAGCGATAATATCAAAGATCACGCATAGCATAAATAATAACTGGCTTAGCACTATTGAGTTTTTTTAA